GGTAATGTTTATTCATATAGATTCGCAGCAGAGTTCTTTACTAATGCTACAACACCTGAGTTCTCATTCAATTCAGCAGTATACAATACTAACTTCAACAAAGCTGCTGAGATGATGAAGAAGGCGTTGACTAATCAACTTTACTTCAAAGATAATGGAACACAAGGAGCAATAGACAGGACTGCAGACAATGCACCTGGATCAGCATATGGTCAAGTATCTAAAAACTTTACACCACACGGTGCATCATATACTGCATCTAATGGTAATATGGTTCTTAATATTGCTAATCATGGATTGAGTACAGGTGATCGTGTTAAGATTGCAGATAGTGCATTGACATTCACATGTTCAATGGACAACAATGCAACTAATCATGCATATCCTCGTGCAACTGATCCTGCATCTGGACAGTATCTTGAGATTATTTCATCTACAACAGACACTATCACAGTCAATGTTGGTGCATCACCTGAGGTAACATATACACCAACCACAGGAACAACATATGATCCTAACACAGGATTGATGGTTCTTGAAATTGGTGCTCATAGTTTGACTGCTGGCACAAGTGTTAGACTAGCACCTAACTCACTAACATTTAGTTGTGGATTTGGTGGTGCAACAGGAGCTGCTGCCGAGAAGTCATATCCTAGATCAAATGGTAATGACCCATATTACAATACTTCAATTGAAATTCAGTCAGCAACTGCTACTACAATTACACTTCAGGTATTAACAACAGTTCCTTCTACAAACGTTGATCCACATACATTTGTATCTGCAACAGCTGGTGCGGTTATTACTGGTGGTGACTACACACATACATTTGTGAGTGCATCTGTTGATTCAGTCAATTTTGGTGGTAACACTGAGAATGAGTTGACTGATGCTCAACCATTCTTATGTTCTGATGTACAGTCTGCTGTTGACTCACTAACAAGTATCGTTACTACAATTCTTTCTAATGGTAACCTCAGCACTATGCCTACAGAGGTTAACTATGGTACTGGTAGAGGACCTGGCGAAGTCAAGTGTGCTCGTGACTTGGGATACTTCATTGATGCAATCACTGTTGATATGTACTGTGAAGGTAACAAGCATACTAGAGAATACACAGAACAATATTTCACTAACGCAACTACACCATTACCAAATGGTCTACAGGGTGAAGAGTCAGAAAGTATAACTGCATATAATACCGCCGTCAACGAAATGAAGAAGGCGATTACTAACCAGTTGTACTATAAAGATTTAACAGTCACTGAAGGTGGATCTACATTTGCTGGTTCACAAGCTGACGTAGGAACTCCTACTAACGTGACATATAATGCAGTCACAGGTACTCTAGTAACAACTATTGTCGGTCATGGTCTTGCTGACGGAGATAAGATTAAGTTTGTAGAGAATTCATTGACACTATCATGTACAATGGATGGTAATACTTCTAACAAGACATATCCAAGACCATCTGACCCAGTATTCAATACATGGTTGACTGTTGCAAATAAAACTGATGACACATTTGAAGTTAACGTAGGTACATCACCTCTAGTAACATATACACCAACCACAGGAACAACATATGATCCTGTTACAGGATTGATGGTTCTAGAAATCGGTAATCATAACTTGACTGCTGGTACAAGTATTAAGTTAGCACCTAACTCATTGACATTCAGCTGTGGATTTGGTGGTGCTACTGGTGCAGCTGCAGAGAAATCATATCCTAGATCAAATGGTAATGACCCATTCTATGATACCGCAATTAATATTGAGTCAGTAACTCAAACTACAATTACACTTCAGGTATTAACAACAGTTCCTTCCACGAATACTGATCCACATACATTTGTATCAGCAACATCTGGAGCAGTTATTGCTGGTGGTAACTATGCTCATACATTCGTCAGTGCGACTGCAAATGCTGTTAAGAAACAAAACTCAGCAATTACAAGCAGAACAAGTTCAAGTGCATGTGCTGATGTACAGTCTGCTATTGACACACTAGGAACTATTGTTACTGATGCTATTGCAGCTGGTAACATCACAGGTGGTATCTGGAATCAACCTGCTAACGCTGGTACATTTATCACTGGTGAAGCTAAGTGTCGTAGAGACCTTGGTATTGTTGTTGATGCTGTTGCACAGGATCTCTGGTTTGGTGGTAATGAATTTACTATATCTGCAACTAAAGAATACTTCCAAGGTAATCAGTTACTTGCAAATGGTATAGATGCAACTAAGGAAGTTCAACCTGCAATCACAGCATTCAAACGTGCAGAAGATTTGATGCAACGTGCATTGAACAACCAATACTATGATCGTGATCTAAACATTACACTTGATACAACTGGTGATCCTCCTATTGTTGGAGACATTGAGTGTGATGCACATGATCAGGTTATTGCTAACCAACTCTTTATTGCTAAAGAAGCATATGAGAGAATGAAGGCAGCATATCCATCATACACACCATCTGCAGGAAATACAGAGCAAGATTGTTTAGATGACATCTATGATGTGTTACGTGAAGTAATGTGGGATGTTAAGTTTGGTGGAAACTATAAGACATACTCTGTTGCTAAGGGTTACATCACTAATGACTTTAATGGTAAAACATATCCACAGATCATTCAAGATGTAGAAAGAGACGAGGTTGCAAAAGTATTCCAAGAAGTTAAGAACGTTGCAATGCAAGTTATCAAGAATGAGGCAGTGACTGTTTCTTCTGGTAACAACTTAACACAGGTCATAGACAATACAATTGTTGACGACTGGGATGCTGAGGAACTACTACCTAAGTGTGGTTCAGCTGTTGCTGCTGTTGATACATTAATGGGTATCATCATACAAGCAATTGGAACTGATGCTGGCGTTGGTAATCTTGATGGCATATCAAGAACAACACAGGACGGTCCTGATCCTGCATGGAATACTGCATTAAACATTATATCTAAGACTCAAACTTCTATTACAGTCAATGTTGGACAGACATCATCACAAGATCAAGATACACATACATTTGTTGCTGCTGTAGCAGGTGCAGTCGTATCTGGTGGTAATTACGCCCATACATTTGTAAGTTCATCTGCTAATTCTATTAGTGTTCTTAATGGTGGTAATCTAACACCAGCTAATGTTACTTACAATGCTGTTAATGGTCAACTTATATTGTATTTTGGATCAGCACATGGTTTAACTACAAGTGATCAAATTTCTATAGCAGATAACTCACTCACATTCTCTTGTGAGATGGATGGCAATGGAACTACTAAAACTTATCCTCGTACTGGTAAGGATCCTATCTCTGGTCAGAATGTTCAGATTGCTGCTGTAACTACAACTTCTATTACAATTAACGTTGGTACATCACCATTAGTTGATCATAACGTATCTAATGCTGTTTATGATTATGCATCAGGTAATCTTGCATTAACTATTGGTAACCATAGTCTTACAGTCGGAACTAGTATCAGACTAAAAGAAGAGTCACTCATCTTTACATGTACTAAAGATCAGAACAAGACAACTCATGCATATCCTAGATCTGCTGGTAAGTATAGACCATCAGCATATCAGGATGGTAACTGCTCTGATGTTTTAGCTACCGTTAACGCATTGGTTGACATTACATGTAACTCTCTTAATGATGGTAATCTAAACAATCTACCTCCACTAAGCAATGGTGAGTGGGATTGTGCTAACGTTCGTGGATCTATTGAAGTTCTATATGATATTCTTTTAGATGCAGTCACTGGCGGAACTCTTGCTGGTCTACCTGTACTAAACACAGGTGACTTTACAATCAATAACGAGGCATCTAAGTGTTTCCGTGATGTTACATACATCGTTGATGCTATTGTTAATGACCTTAGACTTGGTGGTAATGTCAATAGTATACAAGCTGGTGAAGCATACTATGTTGGTAACAGTCTAGAATATATTGACGGGGAGAAGACAGAAACGTTAGACGCATGGAATTACGTCGGTCAAATAGCAACTGCTGCTATGAGAAACTTTGACGTTCTTGCTTTTGACTGTTCTACAACTGCTGGTAGTGCAATAATTGATGTTAATGATACTCGTGGTATCATCATTGGTATGAGTGTTGTTGAGTACGACAACTCCAGAGGTCAAACAGATCCTGCAAACCCAGCATTTGTCAATGGTTTACTTCAGTCTAATGCAACCGCAATTTATACAAATATTCCTGAGGGAACATATGTCAAGAGAATCGTAAGTAATACACAAGTTGAACTTGGTGTTAAGGGTTCTAGATTGACTGAGGGTAATACAGTCAACGCCCTACAAACTAGCAGTACAACTGATCTTTACCTTGTATATGGTAATGGTATATGGGCTGACACACTACCAAACACAGTTACTGTAGGACCTGAGAATGAAGGACCTGATGTTATTCAGGATACTTTAACTTCTCCATCTTATAGAGAGTGTTCTGGCACTGCTGATGCTATTGAAACTTTAGTTGGTAACATTACTACTATTATCAACAGTGGTCTTGGCACAGTCGTTAGACAAGAACAAACAGTCAACACTGCGCTACTTGCATCCAGAGCTACAGTATTTACAATTGACACAGGTGGTAACCCATCTGACCCACACAAATTTGAATCTGGAACTCCAGTCAGACTTGTACCACGCCCTCGTTTTGATACTGTAACTGGTAAGTATGTTGATGTTGACAAGCGTCTTGTTAGATTACCTAATGGATTTGAAACTAACAGAACATACTATGTGATTGCGCCAGGTAGAGTTACACAACCAGAAAACTATGGTGGTACTAGTTTCTTTGATGGTAGCGATCAAACTAGATTGATGCTTGCAACATCTAAAGAAAATGCTGCTGCTGGTATCTACATCTATGCATCTGAAACAGATAGTATTGATGCTGATGTTGAGATTGATATGTATCAATTCATCTTGGATGATAGTTACGATCTACACAACTATAGAGCTTCTCTAAGTACTTCAATTGTTGCTGGTATTGAAACTGATGTTTCTCATATCTTTGATAAACCATCTGCATCTTTATCTGCAAGTGAAGCTCAGAAAGTATTCATTAGAGCGATTGAAGGTGGACAGTTACCTTTAGTTGGTAGTCAGTTTGCAAACAACTCTAACGTTGCTGTTACTGATGCTGCTGATGTTAATGTTGGTAGAATTAATCCTAAGGTTGAGTTCTTTGTAAGATATCAGAATAATAAGACGATTACACTTCACCAAACTTATGCAAACTCAATTAGTGGTGCTGATCCAATTGTATTTGCATCTGGTCAAGCAGGACTAATCTTTGATGTCTATGCTAACAAACGTCGTGTTCCAATGAAGTTTGATCCTGGTTTCACTGATGCCACTACCACTACTGGTAAATGGTTTATTCAGTGTAAGGATGAAGTTACTGGACAACCTGATAGTGTTAAAAAGAATAATATATTCTGGAGAATTAGTCAGTCTGATTATGGTGATAGACAAAGATCTACAGACATGTGGTATCAGCGTCTTGATGATACTCGTGATAAGGATGATAGAACATACAAAATTCGTATGGTCATTCCTAAGTATCTTGAGAATGCAAGAGATCCTATTAGTGGATTTGTTCTTAAGACAAGGACTGATGACACACGTAAGTTAGTACCTCAGAAGGTTCTATTGAAACCTGTTGTTGGTACAGTATATGGTGCTAGATTTGAAAACCCAGTACAAGCTGGTGAATTTATTGGTTTCACTTCTACAGACTTCTCATCTAACAATCTTAATAGTGAAGCACAATATGATCCATATAAGAAGGATTTAACAGGTGCTGCTATTGAATACAGATCATTCGCAAGATTTACTTCTGGTGTTCAGGCAACTATTCAATCTGGTCGTTATGTAGAAGACACTCTTGATCCTTCCATTAAGTATCTTGAGATAACTGTTAATGATCACACTATTGACTCTAAGAATTTTCCTGGTTTAAGAAATGAGATTTTAACTACAGTTAAGATCACTGCTCCACAAGGTGGTAACTTTGAGGTAAGTAAAACAGAAAACCAAGCAAGTTCTATCAATGCTGTGAGCTTTGCTGGTAATTCTTCTGGTCTTGCTAATATTCACGCATACTTTACCACTGGTGGTGATCATTATATTATCATCAAGAACATTCGTGGTGGAACTCTAGAGTATAGTGAGTTTGCAAATACAAGATTCACTCAAGGCACTGTCTTTGCTGACATGCTAGAGGATCAAGATATGGGCAAATCTCTACCTCTAAAGACACAAATTGCAAAAAATAATTCCCAGTTTTTCTACAAGCAAAACGGCGCGAACGTTTACACTATTACACCTGGTGATAGAATACAAGACGACGCTGGTGTTGAATACTATGTTGATAGTGTTGAGGATGCTGGTGTTATTGAAGATTCATTCTATATCTTTGGATATGAGACATTACAGAAACGTATTTCAGGTCAGCAAGATGGTATTTACTATCTAACTGCACTACGTGGTAATATTTCTCCATTCCCAACTGGTGCTGGTATAACTAACAACTTTAAGAACTTTAAGTTCTCTCAACCAGTCAGTAAACTATATCCTTTAAACTTTAGAAATGATCCTCTTTGGTTTAAAAACTCTGGTACAACACAGAAAGAGAAAGATTACTATACTGGATTAATTGATCCACCATCTTCATTCTCTGCTGCTGACAACTATACTCATGGTTTAGTTACAGTTAATGACTTTAAAAACTCTGTAACTAGAGAACTTGTAGAAGATTTAACAAATCAACCTGCATTTATTACTAACACTTATAGTGGTACAAATGCAATTAAAGCACAAGATGGTAACGCAACCTCTGGTTCTGAAGATCGTTTAATTCCTATTGCTGGTGATAGTACAGTCTTATCTGATCAACGTTACTACATTGAACTTAGACGACCATCTATCGCAAGAGCAGGAAACCACACATTTGAATACCTCGGTTTCGGACCAGGTAACTATTCAACTGGTTTACCAGCTAGACAAGAAGTTGTACTCACACCTGATGAAGACTTCTACGCACAGTCTAAGAAACAAGATGGTGGTATTGTATTCTACACTGGTATCAACTCTCAAGGTGATCTATACATTGGTAATAGAAGAATTAATGCTATTACTGGTGAAGAAACATTCATTGATAGAGCAACTCTTACAGATGATGGAGACGAGGATGACACAATTGGAGGTCTAGTCACTACATTTGATACTCCTGTAACATTTAACCAGAATATTACAGTTGTTGGTGGTGACGGTGAGTTAGTAAGTAACTTTGAATCTCCTGTAGTTATTGCAGTTCAAGATGAAGATTTAACACAATCTCGTGATTCTCTCATCATTCGTTCTAATGTATCTTCTGTTGATCCTGTAACTCAACTAGAGCAAGATGAAGGATTAGATAGAACTTCATTCTCACCTCCAACTGAGGGTGATATTAGAATTAGTAAGAACAAAGTACAGTCTGCTATATTCCAGTTCAATCCTAGAGGTAATGGTCAGGGATATATGTTCCAGACACATACTGTTGCTGGTCTTGCATCTAACATTACTCCTAATCAGACTAATTTAATTGCTTCTGGTGGAACTAGAATTGCATCTTCACAGTATATTACTTACGGTGGTGTTTTACCTGCTCCTGGTGATGTTTTATTCAAAGGATCTGAAATAGGTAAAACTGGATCTATTGCATGGATTCTTTCTAACTACTTCTCAAGTATTGCCAACAATAGCATTGACAATATTGTCTTTGACGGATCTAATGTTGTTAAAATTGAATTTAGAGACTTTACCAGTGGTGTTGCACTTGCAGCTGGTAATGATATTGGAATTACCTCTACTTCTCAAATTAGAATTAAGAACTTCTACTTTGATCCTAGATTAAATTTAACTTGGACAGTTTACGCTGCTAAACCTGGCGATCCATTCTCACCAACAAATAACTATGTTCACTTCCAAGTTATTGATCAAATCCCACAGTCATCACAACCATGGGAGACAATCATTTCTGGAACCCCAACTGGAGCTGATCAACCTACTATTGAATTCTCCAATGCTAACTTTAAGGAAGTTGGTGTAATTGGTGGTGAAGCACTCAGAACTGAAACAGAAACTATTGGTAATTACAAGTTAGGTATTAACACAGTTGCAAGATCTTCTCATGATGCATATAAGAATGCATTTGTTGAGAATTTGACGACTGATCCAAGAGCAAACTTAGATGTTGTTGGTAATGCATTTATTAGTGGTAAAACAACTGGAGATTACTTACAGCATACACAGTTTGCTGATCGTGATAAAACTCCTATTGATAACGCATTCTTAGTTGGCGGTGATAGTTCTGCTCCAAATGATGAGGCAGTTTTACGTGTTGCTACTACAAACAATGGTCGTGTTGGTATTAATGTAAGCAATGCTGAACTAGACAGAGCTCTAGTTGTAGATGGTACATCTAGATTTACAGATGATGCTAAGTTTGAGCATGATATTGAAGTTAATGGTGATGATGGCACTGTTGCTGAGGTAAGAACTTCTCAAACAACTGGACAAGTCAACTTGTTCAACGATAGCGGATTTGTTGGTGGCGACAATACTGGTGGTTTACATATTGGTGGTTACTCTAAGACTATTAGAATTGGTGATTACAATACCAGTTCTACTCAATGGATCTATGTTGGTGATAAGTCCACAGGTGATCAGTTTGTATATATCGCTAACACTGCTAACCATGCTAATATCTTTATTGGTAATCTTTCTCAAAGTGCTGCAATATCCAAGACAAAAATTGGTGGTGCATACAACCAACTTGAGTCTCTATCATATGTTGACTTTGAAGTTAAGAGAGCTAAGTTTGCAGGTGATGTAACATTTGGTTCATTCAAGCAACTTGGTGGAGATAGAACTAATCCTGAGCAAATTGTAACCTTATCAACTGAAGCAGGTATTGTTAGCTTCTTCTCTGGTAACACACAAACTATTGACTTTGCATTAAATGCTTCTGAAGTTAACATCGCTGGTCAGGGTGGTACAACTACTATTAGAAACAGTCTTGAAATTGATGGTGAGACTACATTCAACAGTAGTGTTAAACTCTGTGGTGGTACTTCTTCCTTCTCCTTTGTTGGTGTTGGAGCATCACTAGGAACAACACCAATTGCTCACACATCTGGTATATTAGGACCTTCTACCTTTAATCAAAATGTTGATATTGTTAACGTTCTAGAAGTTGTATCTTCTGATCCAAACTTCAATAGAATTGACACTGCTGGTTCTGCATCTTGGGGTGACTCAACATTCCAAGACATCAAAACTGGTGCAGGTCCTGAAGGAGCTGACCTTCCAGCACTAACTGGTAAGCAATATTATCTACCATTATTAAATGCACCTGGCACATACTTTAGTGAAGGTGATTATATTTTACTTGACGCTCCTGTTGATGTAGGAACTGGAACTAGACCTGAAATTGTTCGTGTTGCAGTTGGTGGTCTATCAGGTGCAGGAAGTGCTCCATACTACTTAACTGTTGAAAGGGAACCACTTGGTACATTTGCACCTCAGATTGACAATCATCCTGAAAATCCAGTCAACAGAACTCCTGTTTATAAATGTAATATTGCATTTGATGCAACATGGATTGAACAGGCAATTGATGGAACTAGAGACGCAACTAATCAAGAAAATGTTTATCTCTCAACCTTTGGTGGTACATTACAAGTTGATAGAGACTATGTAATTGTCTCTCGTGAAGACACTAATGGTGACGGAGACTTCAATCAGGGTGAAATATTTAAACTTCTTACACCATTAGCAATAGTTAATAAGAAATTTGAGATTACTAATGGTTGTCCTGGCGGTGATACAGTCTTCTCTATTGACAGTGTAACTGGTGACACAATAATTGGTAATGATGGTGTATCTGGTGAGAACGGTAAGTTAACTGTTAATGGTTCATTCAGCTTTGTTGGTGGATGTAAGACAGGATCAGCTCAGGCATTTACTGGTAGTGCAGTAGCAACAACAAATACAATTACTTCTATTCCATCAGTTGAAGGACTTGAAGTTGGTGATTATGTTGAACTTACTGGTAATGGTGGCACAGTTACACTTGATCAAAATAGATTCCCAACAGATTCTGGAACTGTAAGACTTACTGATCCTCAGATTGTTAGTATTGTCGGTAGTACTGTTACACTCAACGTTCCATTTACAGGATCTGGTAGTTCAACTGGCGTCACATTTAACGCAACTAAAGATGAGAAATTTAGAATTACTGATAGAGTTCGTGACATCTTTACAGTTGACGGATGTTCTGGTGACACAGTAATTGGTAACCCAAGTGGTACTGTATTAGCAGATAGATCTCAATATGGAACTTCTGTTGCTGGACACACTGCTGGTGCTACAGTTTACACAGCTCTCAAAGATCCTAAGGTAGACAACGGTATTGCTACTACATTTGTCAATACTGTAACAACTATCGCAGCTAACGCTACAACACTTCCTGTTGATGATATTACTAATTTTGAAAGTGGCGATTTCATCTTCGTTGGTTTTGGATCTGGTGGAAATGAAGAGATCATGCAGATTAGTGGAACTCCTCAATCTAGTGGAGTTGCACCTGCTGGTAATTTACCTGTTACTCGTGTTGGATCTTTAACTAATGTTCCTGGCATAGCTTCAACACATAGTGATGGTGAAACTGTATTCAGGATTTTATTCAGGGAAAATACAGTTCTAACAAGTGATATTGCTGGATCTGGATCTAACTCTGTTGAGATTGGATTGAAAAATAGTGATGTTGTTCCATTCTTCCTTGATCGTGAATATTGGATCTTTATTGATAATGAAGTCTTCCTTGTAACAAGCACTATCACTAATGATGGCGGAACTACACTGGTTAAGAAAGATTACTTCCATGGTAGATTGGATGTATATGATGATGTTAAATTCATTGGTTCTAACTTTGAAATCACTGGTACAGATAATAATGTACCTATCCTTAAGTTACTCAATAACGAGGAACATCACTTTGAAGGTGGAGCACTTGATATCAACGCAGCTACTGACATCAGTGGTAACTTGAGATTATTCCCATCCAAGTGTGTTGAGGATCCTGATGCCATCCAGTTTACTAACAAATCATTTACTCCAACATTTAGAGTTGAATCTGAGTTTGGTGATACATTTGTTGGTCGTTTACTTGAAGTTGCTGGTATTGCTGGAACTAACCCAACAAACTCTCAAGCAATTCTAGATGTTAAAAATCTAGGTGTTAATGGTGCAAATAGCTTTACCATCATGCAAGATGGATCTATTGATGCCTTTAGTTATAAGGGATATAAGAATAAAAATGGTGGACACATTACTAAATTTGTTAATGCAAATTCCAATCTATCTACCAATATAAATTATATTGTAGCGGTAGCTCCTGCCACTGGTGCACTTATCCTAACACTTCCAAGTAATCCTGAGACAGGTGATGTAATTAGAATCACTGAAGTTGCAGGAGCGTTATCTTACAATAACTCACTTGTAATTCGTGCTCCAATTGTTGGAGGTGAACCAGTAGGACTTCAAGGAGACACCTCAGGAACCAAGTTGGGTGGTTTGTCTACACCATATGGATCTGGTGAACTGGTTGTTCAAAACAGAAATGCATCCTTTGGACTTGTTTTTGTTGGACAAACAGATGGTGATAACTTTATTCCTTCTGTATATCAAGGTTGGTGGTTAACTGAACTATAATGGCGTTCTATAACAGACTAAAAACTATGAAGTCTTCTCCAGTGGGCACTATTATGCCTTGGGGAGGACAGTCTAGTCTTGGTAATCTTCCTAATAATATACCCACAGGGTGGATTGTTTGTGATGGTAGAACTTTTTCAGCTAATGATTTTCCTTTGTTAGCATCCATGATAGGAAATACTTATGGTCCTACTGATACATCAATTGTTGGAAACTTTCCTGATTTTGATGAGGGAGATACTTTTAGAGTTCCTAATCTAAATGGTAGGTCATTGGTTGACATTGAGAAATCATATTTACAAAATAGTAAATATCAATTTGGACAACCTGACGCTGAAGCTGTGATTGGTGATCTAATTTCTGAGGATGGTACTGGTGTTACTCCGCCAACTATCTACAGTGCTGATACGGATCTACAATTTCAATTAGATCCAATTGACACAATGGCAGGGAAAATTCAAAATATTTCATTAAATGATCCTACATGGTCTAAAACATATTATACTATTGGAAGAAAATTAGGTATTGACCATACGCCAGGTCATAAACATGCAGGACAATACACAACAGCTGCCACTAGTGGTAAATATGTTCAAGTTTTTGAGGCACCAACAGCACAAACTGGTGCTAACTATGAATCTGCGAACTTAAATGGTATTCAAAACACTGATACTCCAGACCAGTGGACAAATGGATTTGGTTCAATGACATACTATGAACAAGAGGGAGCAAATACAGGATCTTTAATATTAACAAATGAAACAAAACAATTCACTTCAGACAGAATTCCAGCAGCAAACTCAACAAGAGCTATTCCTTCCTTTGGTGCATACACACAGGGATTTTCTGATACTTACAACGTTGCAGCTTCTGGTGCTTATGATCATTCTATGAGACAGGTTACTGGTATATTTCCACCACCAACCACTATTTTTGGTAGACCAAACTATTACGATGGAAATGTCTCTCAAACATATCCAACTAACCTTAGTCATATTGGACAAGATTTTACTGATGCAACAGTGGCATCACACAACCACTTCAGTTTTGATGTTTCTATGAACATAGGTGGTCTTAGAATTCCACCAAATATTGCTGTGAATAACGTACAATCTTATACTGTTAACGTTTCTGACATCCCTGATGCGTTAAATATTCTTATGGACAATCAAACTCCATCACAAACTGTGTTGATGATTATCAGAGCTTACTAAAATGGCAGTCTTTTTAAACCAAGAAAGAACTAAGATAGGAACAACTACAGGAACGCTCATTGCTTTTCCTCAAGAGTTAGAAGTAAATGATCCTAATGTAGGAAATAGTGCAGAATTACTTCCTGCTGGTTATTTAAGATGTGATGGTTCAATTCTTAGTTCAACAGTATACCCAGCACTAGCAGAGGTTCTTGGAACAGGTGATGAATGTGCATTTAAACAAGATGGATCAACTTTATCGGATACACAATTTCAATTACCAGACTTAAGATCTAAGTTTATTAGAGCTAGCTCTGCATCAGATCAAGGTGTTATTAATGATAACACAGTAGTTAACGCTTCAGGTCAAACTGTTGAAAGATCTGGTGTTGGTGTTACCGTATCATCTAATGTAGGAAGTGTTGCAGTTGTTGACATGATAGGGCAATTTAGAGTTCCTGCTAGAACTGTTAATCTTACAGGTAATGTTGGTTTCACAAAACCTAGAAGACCTGATGAAGAAGTTGTACCTGCAAATGCTTTTCTACCACACATGCATTATACTACAACATTTAGATCTAGAACTGTTAGACGTCAAGGTAGTGCAGTGTTTGAGTTAAATTATTTTACGAACGCATCTACAATTGGCGTGGAAAATTGGTTTGATGCTACTGATTCTGGTGATGGAAGACAACCTGCATGTAAATATTATGCACAATCAGAAATATGGGATACTGGCACATATATTCCTGGTGGCGGTGCTTTCTCAGCAAGTTTTGAATATTATGGTATTTGTAAAGGAACTTGTGGTGGATTTATTAGTAGTTGTTTAGTTCCTACTGGAAAAGGATTTACCGTTGATACTACTCCAGAGGGTGATTGCCTTCAAACCTATACTGTCGGATTTATTACAGTTACACTTCCATTTACTTGCCCAAGCACTAGTTATTTTGTAGCTGCTAACTATATCGCAGGTGGTAATGGTGTTGGTAGTGATAATATTCCTACTTCTGCAGCTAGTGCTAGTGGTACTGTGCAATCATTTGAATTATATGAAAGTTTTGATGTGGCAACACCAGCATATTATAGTAAAGGTGTTGGACAGTGGGCGTATACAACTTATGGTGGAGGGAGTGTATGGAGTAATTTAAGTGATTTTGGTCAACAAGAAGTTGACATGGTTGGTGGTAATGGAACTGGATTTAGAGTTTTAGTTCGTTTTGAGGCATGGCCAGGTGATGCTGGTGCTCCAAGTAATACAAGATATAAAATTCTTGCTTTTATTGATGCTGGTCAGAATTATCAAGCTGGTGATGTTCTAACTTTTCCTGATGTTCAAGGAAAAAATATTAGTGGTGCACCTTCTACTGGTAGTGGAGGAATTAGTCTTAGAGTAACCACTACAACTTTTGCAAACGCAGCTGACGCTGCAGCATATCCTCATGATCAATCATTACATAATGTTTTACCATGTGATACTTTAGTTAGTAGCAATGCTAATGTTGCATACCCTCAAGTTTCAAACATTATTGAGACTACAACGCCTTTTGATTATGATGCTGATCCCACACAACATACACATACTATTACCTATACAACTGGACTCACTAACTATAAGATAGATATACCAGAGACATTTATTTCTGTTGATGGAATGAATGCTTCTATTGCTATTCAACCAGAGACTGATACCAAAATTGATAATTTAATCTCTCCTTTTGTTATGGTAGATTACTTAATTAAGACCTAAAATGTCAAGAAACATACGCTCTAATTTTCTTACAGATAAAGCAACCTATGGCAATTCTACCTTGCCAATTGGTTCTATTGTTCCTATTTTTAAAGCAACAGATGATAAAGTCACTGATAATGGTGTAGTAGATCCTAATGGTTTGGGAGCAGTTGCTACTGGTAGTGGTGGCGGAACTGGATATGTGACTGATTTAGGAACAATTGCTGGTTATCCTACAGGTCCTGTGACTTTTGACATTCCAGCAACAGCATTTCAAGAGGGAACAGATTTTATTAGTATTCCTAATCATCCTTTTGTTGTAGGTGATAAATTAACAGTTATTACAACAACTCAAGCTCCAAATAAATGTGCACTAGGAGCATCTATTCAATCTTTTACTATTACTGATGGTGGTCAGAATTATACAGCACCACCACTTGTACAAATAACTGACAATGGAAGTGGTCCTGTTAGTGCTGGTACATTTAATGCACAAATTGATGTTAATTCAGGACAAGTAACTGGAATTACTGTTGTTAATGGTGGTGTGGGATATCAATTCCCTCAAGTTACATTAATTGGTGGTGGTGGAACTTCAGCTGCAGCATCATTAACACTGTCAACAGGTGGCACTGGTGGTGTTTCGGTTGACAAAGGATTTACATTTTACGTTGATGTTGTTGATGTAAATACTATTAGATTTGCTAGAAGTAATGGAGATATTAATGCAGGTAAATATTATAACATCACTAATATTGGATCCAATGGAACAGTCAGTGTGGCATCAACAACTGGATTTGGATTGACTGTTGGCATCTTAGCAAATCAGGATAGTAGTGTAAATTTTGCTACTGTTAAAAAACAAGGTTATGGTTATCAAAATGGTGATGTAGTTTATATTTTACAACCAGGCAGTAGTGGAACAGCAAGAGTTGAAATTGTAACTACATCTTCTACGACTGCTTCTGATCCAGCTATGCAATATCCTGGTTGGTTATATTGTGATGGATCAGAATATGATGCACAAGATTATCCACTTTTATATCAAGTTATAGAGGATAAGTATGGTGGACTTGGTGGAACATATGATCCAGAGGATTTTGGACAAGCATCAGCTATTAAATTTAATGTTCCTGATTATAAAGGTAGAAAATTTGTTGGTGCTGGCGGTGGTGTTAGTGGTGGTGGATCTCCTGTATCTGGAAATGTTATCTCAACTGTTGGTGCGACTGGTGGTAGATGGTTCTTTTCTAAATCACAACAGGAAGCATTATTTGATATTGGAAATATTGTAATCAGTGGATACTCAAATATATCTGAATTTGTTGGTGGAAGTTTGACAGGTGAAGTGACACTAGGAATAGGTCCTTTACAGGAGAAAATGATATCTTCAGTTCCCGAACATGAACATGCTATTATGACATCAACAGCACCTCAGGCAGGAGCATTTGAAGGGTCTGGATTTGCTGTTGATAATCATCTTGCTGGTTATAAAGACTCTACAGGACAAGTTAACTTTTTCTTACCAAATGGAGGAACACCACTATTTCATAGTCATGGTTTAGTAGATTTTGTTATTACTGATCCTTCTCTTTCTACATTTGGTAACGTTGGTGGTATTGGTGAGACAGTAGATGTAACTATTACTGCAACAAATATTATTGGTGAAACTGAAGGAACTAAATTTAATATTGCTGGTCATGATCTAGCTACTGGATATAAAATTAGAGTTAAGTCAAATGATCAAACAACTCAATTAGTATTCAATATAGATGGTGTTGCTGTAACATTTTCACAGAACACAGAGTGGTATGTAATTGTAATTGACGATGATAATTTTTATGTTGCAACTTCAAAATACAAAGCTAGATTAGGTGAAGCATTAATAGCATCAACTAATGGTAGTGGTGGTCAAAATATTGTAATAGAATTAGCATATAAAGTCGCAGGTGATTTACCATCAGATAGTGTTACAGTTATTCAGCAACCAACTGATACTGTATATGATATTGATGATTCGTATACTATTGGTGGTAAAACAATTCAATTGCCAGGTGGATCTATATCTACCACAACAACTATCGTAGAACAAATAACTGCGGGATCTTATACAGTTCCAGCTCCAACTACATCACAACTACCTATAGTGGGCGTCTCTGGAAATCTTGGTGGTGCAGGTGCTGGAGGTGCTACTAGTGATGTTAATGGTACTAATGGTGGTGATACTTATTATGAGTTTAATTACAATGGAAATACAATTCAAATTGTATCAGAAGGTGGTGCTGGTGGACAAGAGGGTCAGTCTGGAGGTGCTGCAGGAACTGGAGGTCAAGCAAGAATTGTTACTGGATCAGCTGGTGCAACAAATATTACTGCAGCGGGGACATATAACGTAGCTGGATTAGATATTAATATATCTCAATATTTCTCTGGAAATGCTGGTACCAGTGGAGGTCCTAGTGGTGGAGGTACAGGTGGTACTACATCTTATATTGGAGGTGCTGGTGGAGATGGTGCTAGAACTTTGTATACTGGAACAAATGAAGTAAATCAGGTATTCCCTACACCATCTGGTTCTTTCTATACTTATACCGCACCTAGTGCTTGGCCACTTGATAATCTAAAAGCAGTCATTAAAGGTGGTGGCGGTGGATCAGGTGGTACTGGTGATGGTGGCGCAGGCTGGTGGGGAGGAAATGGTGGTGATGGTAAAAGTTTGTCTGTCAATATTAATGGTATTCCTTCAGGAGGATCATTAAGAATTTATGTTGGTGGTGGTGGATCATCAGGTGTTAATAAAACTGGTGGTGCAGGTGACCAAAATGGTTTTGCTCCTGGTGGTAGTGGAGGTAACGGTACTGGTGGAGGCGGAGGCGGAGGCGGTGGTTCTGCGTCTGCTGTTGGTACTTCTCTTTATATGATCGCTGGATCTGGCGGTGGAGGTGGCGGTGGTGCTGCAGGTGATGCAACTCAAGGTGCTGACCAAAACGGTGGTCCTTCTGGTAATGATGGTGCTCAAAACTTAGCTAATATTTTCTCTGGTAGTGGTGGTAATGGTGGTAACTCTGTTTGCTCTGGTGGAGGAGGTGGAGCAGGTGGTGGTGGCGTCGGTTTCGGTGCTGGTATTGGTGGAGGTGGAGGTGCTGGAAACGGTTCCAACGCACGTAGAGACGGTTATGGTGCACAGAGGGGACAAAGTGGATATAAAGGATCTGGTGCAGGTCCTACAGCATCACTTATCACTTCTGGTAATGCTGGTAATGGTGCTGTTGTTGGGATAGGACAACAACTAGGTGGATCTGCAGGATCTGTTGAAATGATCGCTGTAGAAAACCAGACATATTATGGCGATGGTGGCGGTGGCGGTGGATCAGGTTCATACTTATCATTTGATTTTCCTGCTGTTGATATCAACGCTGGAACATTGGTTGTTGGTGCTAGTGGCGTTGCAGGTGGAAATCCAGGTTCTGGTTACATTGGTTATCAAACAACTGAAACTATTTCTGGTGGCACAGGAACTTCAGTAACTTCTGGATTATTTGATAGTGCAAGTCCTTCTGTTGATTATGTTCAGTCTGGAACTGGAACTGGTGTAAATGGTGGTTTTGCACCTGTTGACGCACAAAAATATCTTAGATTTTTTGGAAGTGAAGCTACTAGATATGCAAGATCAATTCCTGTTAATGCTACTGTATCTAATTCAAAAACATCAGCAATCAATACAGTTAGAATGAGAGTTATTTGTGGTAATGGTTCTAATGGTGGAGAAGCACCAAATGAACCACTAGAACTATTTGCTAGTAATGATAATGCTACTAGTTTCACTAAGATTGGTACAATTTCTTCTGCTATAGGTCCTTCAACTTGGACGTTAGTTGATATTCCTTTACCAACAGCATATCAAGTGAGCAATTTAATTTTAGAGATAAGACAAACAAGATCTGTTGCTGGAAATGCAGATAATGATAATTTTGGTATTGACTATGTTTCATTCTCTCATAATGAAGTAGAATCAACTATTACAACATACCCATCTGGTAAAACTGATTTAGGAATTGAATTTGTTACCGAACGTATTGAACCACAGGGAGATCCAATTAACTCCGCTGGTCTTGATGTGAATGAAGGAACATTTACATTATCATCTGCTGTTAAGTTAAGTGTTTCATCTGCATTACAACCAGAGATTGACATTCCGCTGTTAACAAGGTATCATTTAGTTAAGTACATGATCAGAGCTTATTGATGTTAGAAGCGAGGGAGAGTGGATTGATTATTGATCCTGATAGATTAGAAGGAAAATTTGAAGATTTTATTGGTGTGTATAGAAGACTTGTACATCATGAAATATGTAATTCTATCATATCTAATTTTGAAAAGCATTTAGAGATCAATCCAGATTATATACAACATGGTAGTAATCAAATGCCACAAAAGAAACTAGCACGTAACGATGTTAGTATGATGTATGATGATATTGACATGGGATTGTCAGCACATTTCTATAAATATCTGAATTCTGCATTTGAGAACTATAGGCAAGAGTATGATCATATTAGTAAAGTTAAACTAGCATCAGTTGGTTTAAAAGTACAAAAAACTCCAGTTGGAGGTGGTTATCATACTTGGCATTATGAAAACTCTAGTTTTAGAGCAGCAAATAGAGAGTTAGCATGGATGGTATACTTAAATGATATGCCAGACGGCGAAGCAGAGACTGAATTCTTGTATCAAAAGAAAAGATACAAACCACAAACAGGTACATTACTGATCTGGCCAGCAGGAATGACACATGTTCATCGTGGAAACACAGTCTTTACCCATGATAAATATATTGCGACAGGCTGGTTCATTAAAATCCCTTAATCAAATGGCAGACATCCGTGTAGTAGTGCAAGTCAATGCACTAGAAAGAATGATAATCGTTGATGGAAAGACACAATTCATTGGCGAGGACTATTGGAATGCCAATATTCAGAATATTCTATTTCCATTTTGGACATCTGATAAAGATCGTTTGATTCACTTGAATTATTTCAGTGATGGTTCATACGGTATTGAAAAGAAAAAGTATGTATATGATCGTGCTACCAAAGCTAGGAAATGGCAAACATATCAATGGGTAGAACCAACTGAAGTAGAAGTAGCACAGATTGCTGAAACTCTCAAAGAAAAATACTTTGAATATCAGGACACAGAACAAGAAGTTATTCAAGAAAAACTATACAATGAGTATGGTAGATGGAATAAAGTATCTTGGGAAGGTATCAGAATGATTAGAAACTATCTTCTTTCAGATAGTGACTGGACACAGATGCCTGATGCTGTTCTTAGTTCTGACTTAAAAACACAGTGGACAACATATAGAAGTAAGTTAAGATCATTACCACAAGACTATGATGGTCAAGATGCTGATGATGTTAAATTTCCTATAAATCCACCACTGTATGCAATTTGGTCTACTAAAGTAGGATTGGATAATGTTAAAATGAATGAAGGTAAGGCATACCTACAAACTGATGATCAGTTCGGAGCTTTTACTGAAAACACATATAGTGAGTATACTAAGAGAATTGTAATGACAATCGCATCTAACTATAAAATTAAAAATCCTGATGTTATCTTTGCTCCTGCAAACTATATTGATCAACATCCAGATACAGAAGCTGAAATAAATGATCTACTAGAGAAAATTAAAAACAATAACGTTTAACTAAATTATGGATGATAAATTAAATATTCTCATTCTCACGTTAGTATCGGGAGAAGAGGTGATTTCCAACATAAAAGATTATACTGAGAAAGTTGATGGTATTGATCAACAATTGTGCTATAATATGGTATATCCATTTACACTAACTAGATCAGGACCTATTACAAACAACCAAGTTGGTGTAATATTTACACCATGGAAGTTCTTTTCAGCTGACACATCATTTTTGATTGGGTATGATAAGATAATTAATATGTGTACTCCTCTACCAAATGTTTTAGAACAATATAAAAGAGCTGTAGACACATACATTCAAAGTATAGCGGAGCAACAACAATGATACCATTTTTACTAACAGCAGCAGGGTTTTTAAACCTGATGTTTTACATCTTTGCCATCGGTTTTGTAATTTCATTGGTACTAGAACAGATTCTAAAGTTCAGACCTTTATCTGTTGACTCATCAATGAATGAAAGAAATATGTACATTGTACAGAGCAACAGAAAATACTGTTGGAGACAAGCATGGGTAACTAATGTGTATTGGTTTCTATGTAACGTAGGATTATATTTTATTTCAAGAAATATGGCAACACCTTCAGACACATTTTGGAACGGCATATGATTTTCTTTTCTATTATATTATCATTTTTTGCTAATCATCTACCTGTCATGTATGTACAAGTACCACAGTGGGCAGATGATTGGGCAGTGTGTGCTGTAGATATACCTGACGCTAGATGTCACTGGTATGTCATGTCACCTGACAATACATTCGGTGAGGGATTTGATTGGGAAGAAGCACCATGGTTTGATGCTAATGGTTTAAATGATATTGCACCAATGCAAGCTAAAACAGTTGTTGAGAAACTACAGGAGCAATAATAATGATATATGAGTATGATTTCTTTGATCGTAATCAATTAAGACAAATTACTAGTTTATTTGATGCAGGTAAATTTGTTGATGGTGCTAGAACTGGTCCTAAATCAAAATTAGTAAAGGACAATACACAGCAATCAGATATTGATTTAAACAAGATGGCAAATACTGCTATCACTAAAATTTTAAAAGAATCCCACATATATCATTTACATCCACTCAATAAATGTAGTCCATGTTATATGCTGAAGTATGAGTTAGGACAACATTATGCTGATCATGTAGACTATTGGGACATGTGGGGTAGTAGAACTGATTATACAGCTGTTATAACATTAAATGATGATTATGATGGTGGTGAACACTTCATTCAGATAGGAACAGAAACTATTGAAAGAAGACTAGAACCAGGTAAAATATTAATTTATCAATCTGATTTTATTCATGGTGTTAGACCAGTTACCAATGGTGTTAGAAAATGTGTCACATTTTGGATGGAAAGTGCTATTCCAGATCCTACGATGAGATATTATATAACTGAGATGAATAAATTATACTTCAAACTTCATGAGGTATCAGAAGGAGAGGGAGAAATAGATCGTGAAACTCTAGTATTACTTGATCATGTTCGTTGTGGAATTGTTAAACGTCAATTACAAATGAGAAACTAATATGTCTTTATTAACTGATATTATGTCATGGGATACTATTCTCACAAAAGAAGAGATGCAGGAGATTGAGAAAATATGTAGTCGTGCTAGATGGCAATGGGGTGCGACTAGTGATCACACAGCACCACATAAGAAGTTCTGGAAGATGGATGTAAGAGGACATGCTATATTTGATAATGTTATTCCTGAGAAGATTGATATTCTTGTACCATTTAAACATAAGATTCTTGATTACTATGTCAATGGACATACAAGAGGACTAGATGGTTTTATGCACAAAGATGATGCAGATTATACATTCATAGTATTCTGCAATCCTGTATGGGATTTGATGTGGGGTGGTAAGACTATGTTTGTACAAGATGATGGTAGATTTGATTGTGTATTTCCTAAACCAGGATCAGCAGTATGTTTTCCTTCAGATATATTACACCATGCAGAAGATGTGAGCAGAGAGTTCTATGGTATTAGAGTTAGTGCTGCTTATAAATTAAAGAAAGTAGAGGACAAAAATGCAGAACCTACAGACGTTTGATAGTGCTAGAGATTGGGATCAGATTGAGGCATATGCTTCAACTATTTCTGGTGCTCTAGTATATTGGGAGAACCCAAGATTAGAAGTGACATCAGATGATGCCAAGAAAATTGTTGTTGACTATTATAAGATTGATGAAGAAGTACCAGCAGAACTAGCTGTCACGTTAGAGAGTAAGTATTATGGATATATTGAATTTAAAAATGCAGAGATAGCATTTGATTTTGTGACTGACTATTTTCCTCGTAAGGATGAGGTGAGTGATGACACATATTGGTATCACTGTTATATTGTGAGACCAAATGGTATTATTGAATATGACAACGATACATTACGTAAAGGAAAGAATGTATGAATAGTGACATAGCATTTATGATACCAGTTTTTACACATACTGTTGAGAACTGGAGTGATTATAAAGATGAGATCATTAACATGCTTGATACTGGGGATGGTGATGGTCATCAAACAGATTATTTTAAATATCATCAACAGGGTAAACTACCTGCATATGCAGAGAAATTGTTTGAGATACTACAACCTGCATTAAAAGAGTTTGATGATGTATATCCACATGCATTTGATATTATTAATGTATGGGGTCAAAAATATAATAGTGGAGATTATCATCAACTTCATAATCATGGAGCTGTAGGTTATACAGCAATATTATATGCTAAGTTAGAAGACGATCACAGTCCTACATCATTTTTTGCTCCATATCTTGATTTTATAGAGGGTAATGTGATAGAATATGTTCCTGAGGTTAGTGAAGGAGATATTATTTTCTTTCCGTCTTGCTTGACACATCAGTGTAAAGTGGTACAATCTAAATCAGAACGTGTTGTTTTTTCTTTTAATATAAGGAATGCTTGAATTTAATTATGGACTCAATTACAAAAGACTTGATTTTACAGACGAGGAAACTCGTAAACTTTATCGTATTGGAAGGGGAGAGCAAGGAGTTCTATTGGTTCGCCCTTATACTGACGATATATGTGCTCATTGGAGATTTAAGACTCCAAAAATTGCAATGATGTCTGCTCATACTATATTTGACATGTATCTAGATTACTTAGAAGAGGAAGACTTTATAGGTATGGATATGTGTCGTAAGTTTCTTGAAATGGGTTTTACTAGATCAAGGAGATATGCCAATCATAGAGATGGTAAAAAGTATGATAAAAAAGGTAATATAATACCCCAAGAACCAGATCATGCTACTTGTCATTTTGCTAAGTCTGCTAGAATATTTAAGAGTGTTCGTGACATGGTTGCAAAAAATGACATATATGTTAAAATGAGAAAACAATGGAGATCTAATGAAAGTACCTACGCAGCTAGAGTTGACACACTTGCAGCTACAAGCAATGTTAAGAGATCATTCTATTCCAGAAGATCAAATGAAGTATCTCGGTGAGAGAGAATATACATCAGATTATTGTGCACACCCAGAGTTACATGGACAAAAGATGCCATGGTATTTAATTGGTGGTGAGCATGAAGTACCAGTATGTGATATTCAGAATATAGATAGTGTTGGTGACGTTTAAACAATTAAAACAATGAAAGATCAAGCATCAGTAGGTAAGGAAAGTCCAGAGGTCAAATATGATAGAGCACTTGCTCTATTCACAGAGTCAGTTTTAGCACCAGATCATAACTTAAGAGGTTGTGCTCATAACCAAGGATGCTTTGATGAACTCATGGAGATCAGGACACATGTATTAGACTATCTCAAGACATTGAGAGAAGTTACACATCATACTAATCCAGATGAGAGTGATGAAATAGAAAGTGCAAAAGTTATGACAGCAAAGTACATGACACCAAATGCAAGAACAATGGAGTTCATGCGTAATAACATACCAAATAGATACTAATGAAAACAGAGAAAGAGAGAATGCTTAAGTCACTCGTACTTATTAATGATGTTCAAACTCTCATAAAAGACAATCAGTTTGAAAAGTATTTACAAGATCACCTTATTGTAGTAGAATATGAACTACAGCGTCAATTATCCCTAATTAATGCAGATGAAAGAAGAAGAATTCAAATCGGCAATCCAGAATATGCTGATGATGCAGAGCAACAACGATCACAATTTTGAGCTTCTACAGGCAAGGATGGATGATTTACAGAAACAAATCAATGATCTCAATGACTTGAAGGAAATGTTTAGGTTACCTAAACCAGAGAACAAAGACCGCAAGTATTTTGATGTAGATGAAGCAGAGTGATCTACATTTTAAAAGAGGTGATCTAATAGAAGTTGATGGATACAGAGGATATGTTAACTGCATATGCTTCGCAACTAGATCACATCTACACCCAGACACACCAACTAGTTACTTCACTCTAACTGTTGAGGGAACAGAGGGAACAGTAAGAGCAGTAAATATCTGTATCTTTGAGCGTCTCTGGTCATCAGTTAAAGTAGTGGACAGTTAAGCTAGTGTCACATTACTGTTGCACATGTTATTATATTGCATTATAATATGTGTATACTAAACAGGTTACATTATGATCAAACTTGGTTCTAACGTCAAATCTAAAATACATGATGACCTTACTGGTCATGTGGTAGTATATCAACCACTCAACAACTATGCTGTTGTAATGACAGACATCATGGACTATGAAATGATGACAGTAGAGTGTTTTCTATCTGACTTGGAGTTAGCATGAAATACTATTATGATATTGTCTGGACAGATTACCAGTATGAAAATAATCTAACTACTATTCAAATGCAAGAGAAACAACACGTTGATGAAATGATCAAGCGTGTTGAACACATGAAATGGCAGGATGAGCAACGTACTAAGTGGATGTCAGGAGACGAACCACAGTATGTTGTACCTGACGATTGCCCATTCTAATTATTATGAACCAAGTACCACTCACACACTCACAGATCAGATATCTTATGAATCTGATGATGGGAGACTACCATTCTAGTCAGACTAGACTATACAATCATCTTGAATCACATTTAGATGATACATCACTAGAGCAGGAAGCGTCAAAGCTAGAGGTGACAGTTGATGAACTGTACACTATGCACGCACGCAGAGACTTAGATGCATTATAATAAATGAAGTTACGTCCACCCACTATGTTTAATACTTGCTTCAATGATGGTAGTCTCCGCGACTATATTATGTCAAATGCGCAAGATCCGTGGGAGGACACTCCATTTAAGGGATATGTACACATGTCACCTAAACAAAAGGGAGAATTCGGAGAGAGATTTGTAACCAAATATTTAAAAGGAGCAGGACACACGGTAAAGAGAGCAAAGACATCTACAGCAGGACATGATCGTGTGGTAAATGATATACTCACAGAGATTAAGTTCTCACTTGCTACACGTAACAAGAAGGGAGGAGTCAAGGAAGACTCATTTATTATTAACCATGTATCTCGTGAGAAGGATTGGGAGATACTGGTATTCTTTGGTATTAACAAGAGAGAAACAGATGCACGTCTAGTATGGTTTACGAAGGAGGATTTCAAGATACATTTAGAGTCAGATAACTGTTTGTTCGCACATCAACAGGGAGGAAAGAGTATTGAGAATGATGATTATATTTGTACGAAGGTAACAGAACTATTAAAACAGACATGGGTTCATAGTGTAGACACCTTGTGCCAGTAATATTAGTGTCACACAGCTAGTGGCATGTGCCATATGCTCGTGTATAATAATAGTATACAAACAAAGGTACAACATTATGACCACTCTTCATTTATCTGCTACACCAAAAACAAAGAAACAGGTACAAGAAGCTCAATTACAAATTGCTCAGAACGTCCTAGTATGGGTAAATGATTTATGTAATGCACTCAAGCAGGACTACATTAACGATTCAATCAGGAGTCATGAACGTTATCTTGCAGAAGAATCAAACAGTAAGTATCACACAGAACAAATTGAACAGTTAAAGAAAGGTATCAGTGACTATAATTTTGTAACTGAGTCAGGTCGTAAGTACTACAAGATCATTATG